GTGGGTGTCAAAGGTGATTTTACTGCGGCGTTGTTGTTAACACTTCTTAGCAAGGGAGCGTTTGTCAAGGTTCCAGCATATGGTCCTGCTGTCCCATCTGCTTGCGTTAGATCCTGAACAGTCTGCCAATTGAAGTTAATCCCTCTAAATCCATTAGGGCTCTGATATAGCTGTATAGGTATCTTTTCACAGTAGCATGGTCCTTCAATCGTCGACCAGTTATTATAATCAAAAGGGTATGTATCTACTCCTTGAGTAGTATTGAAAACATATACATCTTTTAATTTCAAGCTCCTAAACTGTGCTGGGAAGTCATAAATATAATAGCTATTGATATAATCTATTATCATTGCATCAGTCATTTGCGAAGAATTAGACGTAACTGTCATCCTTCTTATCTTTGCTATGATATCTTGTAAAGTTGCTATGCTCATGTCCGCCTATTGTCAAAACTGTCTTCTAAGTTTACCGTGTCAGGGTAAAAGCTTGGAATTATACCAGACCCCGCAGGCACACAGCATGGAGGAGTCGTTCCTTCTGTGTCTATCAATGCATAGGAAAACGGTGTCCAATTGGAGGAATCAATATCAACCGTTATAGTATCCGATGTGTGGCTCAATACCTTCCCACGCTTTTGATTTATCTGGTACATTCCAAAATCTTTTGTAACACGAAATGATACATATTCTCCATCAGTAAAATCACAATCTTCAGTAAAAGTTGCTACCGCATTTTGTGCATTTGTGATGTCATTAATGTATGCCAATCTCGGGTATATCTGATGTCCCATTAAATAAACTCTACAGGAGTAAATTTCAATCTAGATTCAATCTCGTATGTTGCTGGTACTCCTCTTTGCATCAAATCAAGATTGGCCATATCTAATTTACGTACCTTCTTAACTGTGTTATTCAAATGCTTTACGATGCCCATAGGAAGCTCACAGATCTCACCATGGTTCAAATGGATGGTAAGCAATGGATCACCTGGAAAGAACCTGTAAGTGAAATCTATCCATCCGCCATTGGCATCGGTAAACTCAAACTTACCTTTAACCAATCTTTCATGATCTTTTCTAGCTTTTTGAATAAGTTCAGCGGATTTTTCCTTCGTGACTGTATTCTTAGCTTTCTTTTTAAACTCTACTACCTTCATTTTTTTCTCCTTATTTAACCCCCCTCATTTGAGGGGGGAATTGATGATTATAGATTAATAACTCTTATAGTCATCATATTTATACGCTTGGAACATCCAGACATCACCTGCGTCTGATGCATGACCCGAAACATTAAATAGACCTGATCCAAGGTGGATTACAGCCTTATTCCTGTTATCGAATGCATCTCTGAGATTGGTTCCGGGGGGCTCTTGTGCTACGTCTGCGCTTCCATTGTCTGGTACAACACCAGAAGAAGAAGGCACAACCACAGCAGGACTGAACCCATCAGCAGCGTTTGCACTCGTTGGGAATGCGAAAGCTGTGAATCCTGACGAATCAAGGTCCAATGTAATGGATGATTCAGATGCACTGTTTACAATACTCAAAACTCTAGCCTGAACATTGTTTATCTCATCCATTCCGAACTCGGAATTTACTCTGAACGAAACAATTTCACCAGGTGTAAAGTCATGAGCACCAGTAAACTTAACAACTGCTTGGCTTGCTTGTGATATATTCGAAATGAAAGCCCATCTTGGATAGAACCTACTTGGAATATATTTAACAACTTGGGCAGCTGTAGCATCAGCAGCGAAAGTCTGACCACCATCAGCCATATAGCCAAGAGTGATTGATACGTTTGCTGTCACTGCTGTTACTTGGAAACTATATCCCGCAATTTGCTGCTCGCCAACCACGTTATAAAGTCTCACCCAATCGCCTACAGCAATTGATCCGGTATTAGCCATAGAAACAACAAAAGTCCCTGCAATACCAGTGATAGCAGTAGCTGCCAAAGGAGCAAATACAGGAGGGTTTTGTGTGTTATATGTTGTAATACCACTTGCAGAGATAGCGTAAGAAGTCATAGCAGGAAGTTGAGGAGTAGACCCTTCAGATGCCTGAAGAATACCCTTTGCGCTTCCTTGTGCCATTGACTTTTCCCACCACCACTCAATAGCTTGAGCGTCACTTGATTCCCCGTATCCTGTTATGCTTCTCAACACAACAAAATCAGGTGGTTGCTGGGACTGAACATACAAATCAAGTCCAGATGCGATATTCGCAGTAGTAAGTGAGAACTTACCGCCTGCTATCATTTGATATGGTAACATAGTAAATCCTCCTTATATTCCGGTTGATCGTAGGTTCTGAACCCACAAGTCGTTAGTGATACACTGGCCTTGGTAGAACGAACAACCTGCAGTATGACGAAGCATACATGGGTCATTGTTATATCCAGGTGGCAGATAGATAAACTTAGCTTTTCCACCTGCTTGCCAAACTACTTTATACCCTTCTTTAGCAGAAACGAAGCAGTTAGCCACGTCGTTACCAAGAAGAGAAGCGCTTGGAGTTACGGAACCTTGTGAAGACACAAAGAAACGTACGTTGTTAACGCCACCCCATTCGCATGAAAGAGTTTGGGATACATTAGGATACTGAAACTTCCTAACGAATCCGTCTACATTGTTCAATACTGGAATCATACGTGTTGTCAACATGCAACCGTATGCATCACCTATTGGAGAAGTACCGAATTTGTTCTCTCCAGGAATCATATTGGTGATATATTCCGCATCATTACCTTGCAGTACTGATACGATATCATCAACATCTGAGATAGCCATTTCTGTTGGCACGTCACCATTGTCCCCGCCAACGCAGTTTACCACGGAAGCAGTAGCTTCTAGGTTATCACGCTGGAGAACGTCTTGAGTTTCACGAAGTGCTTGTCCTAGACGAGCAGCTGCTGAGTTCAAGACTGGGTCTTCGTTGGTAATGGTTACTTGTCTTGTTAGGACAATATAAGTTGAATAAACCCTGACTCGGCAATCAACGTCTACACGATTGAGTTGCTGGGCTGGTGGGTTAGTCATGGCATCATCCATCGGTATGGGGAACAGATCTAATCTGTCATATCTCGATTGACGATCAATGAAGCCTTGATTATCCGGAAGTTCAACAGGAACCGCAAACAAGTTGTGGATCAAGTTTCTTTCTGGAGTAGACAAGAGCTTCGCATTATACCGCTGCTGTATTTGCGGCGGCATGGTGCTGATAGATACTGTCATTTAGTTCTCCGTTAGAAATGCCCTAAGACATTTCGGGTGCGGAGCCTGCTAACCTTGCATACTGAGTCATTTCTTCATAGAGAGCATTTTTTATCTCGTCTGTCATTTTAAAGGCTTGCGCCATGGGACGTTTATCAAAAGCAGTAGGAGTTTGAATCGCCTTTGCGTTTTTCTCCGCCTTCTTTTCAACTTCTCTGGCATGCCTGGCCTTTGCACTTTCAGGAACGAGGTTTGATGCCTTTATGTATTTATACGCTTGTATCCCTATCTTGTAAGGGTCTTTAGTCTCAGCAATGGAAGCAGCAAGCTCAGGTTCTTTTTCTTCTAACAGAGATAGAGTTTCTGGATTGACGATGTCCTCGAAGTCAGGATATCGCCTTTTAAGGTCTTGCATGAGATCAACCTGCTTTTGGGCTACAAGTTTAGCTTCTAACTCCTGGATGCGCTTTTCTAGGGGTTGAACGACTTTACTAGCTGCCTTTTTAGCTTTGCCATACGTAGCAAATTCATCTTCTGGCTCATCTTCTTCGACAGGTTCGGAATGCTTTGGTGATAATTGCGCATTAAGCAATTTTTCGAGCATTTCGTCCTTTCGACGCATTTCCTTTTCTAGTTCCTCTTGTCTCTGCCGCATTGCACGCCAGTTACGCTCTTGCTGATCAGCTTCTTTACGCTGATTATCTTGAGTTTCTTGGGGCTTTGCTTCTTCATGTGTTTCAGTCTCGACGGGTGCGACCTCGTTTTCTACGCTGTTTTCGGAAACTTCATCTACCATGTTTTCTCCTTTTTGCGTGGTGAGTGCATTACAACCATTGCTTGGTGAGAGCATTACAACCGTATTTCTCTAACGAGAAATGTTTATATTTGAAAGTTAACCGAAAAAAAGTTTAATGTATAGTAAAATATGTCAAAAATATGTCCGAAATGTTTAAAGTGTTGCAATGAAGATGATTTTTTTCATGACATTTGCTTTCGCTGTAAGTACCGAGAAAAAGTTAAACCCTCCTTTTCTAGAACATGTAAACTTTGTGATAAGAAGATTAAAAACAATGGATCAATATATTGTTCTGTCGAATGTAAGGATCTTGCTAAGGTTAGACAACAGAGAAATCATTGGACCAAACGAATTATATCACACAGCGAGCGCTGGTGATTCTCTAGGTTTTAATTTCAACACTTGATCATTCTTGTAAATTCCATTATCAAATGGCACTCCCTTATCATCAGTGCCAAATCCAAAATATGGAAGGTTCAAAGTCTTCCAAGCGTAAATGTCATTGATCATCTTACGATTTCTTTTCTCTCTGTTGTTCAGCATATTGTCCATCTCGGACCAATGCGGAAGGGTCCAGCAAAGCTTAATTGTATTAGTCTTAGGATCGCATGAGAATACAATAGTATTATTCTCTGGATAAGGCCTATATAGAGATTTGCACATTCCCCTATGGATGGCATTAGGAAGAAGCAAGTCCTTTTTTTCCACAACAGTAATATAAAATGGGCGTCCCTCAAAAGGATTAGACGTGATCGCTTCGTTGAGATCATCCACGAGGGATTTTATCATCTCATTGGTCATATCTCCGCACTCTATTGGAGTCGTGTTTTTACGCGCCTCCAGAGCTATGGCACCCATAGTTTGACGTGTTGGGTCAAAACGGCTTTGATGCTTCATTGCTTAGGTTCCATATAATGTAATGTGCCACCTTCTTTGATATCCTGAAGCTGTTCTGATCTCTCAAGAGAAGCTTGTGCTCTGGACATTTCCTTCATAGAGGGAATATGCCTTTGAGTACTTCCGGAACGCTTCATTGATAATTCAGGGTTTGCACAATCTATTTTTCCTTTTTGCACGCTTACTTTACTCTTAGTCATAACGGCCTTTGTATGATTGTTTCTTAATATCTCTAGACATTTCGCCTTGGATTCTGTCACGCTTTTCAACATATTTAGTTGTCATGTTAGCATCATGATCTGAATAAGATTCCATTTTAGGTTGGTAATCTTTAACTTCTGGGCTCATGTTCCCCTGAACATATCCTTTCTCTTTCATTTTATACTCCTGCGGTTTGTTTTTGAGATGCGACTTCAGCTTTTGCTGATCTATCCATCTCATCTTTTAATTTTTGCCTTTCTGTAGCATCAAAGTCAATAGAATTTATACTATGCAACAATTCAAGTTGACTTGAAAGGTGGTCAATATCTAATCCTCTAAGCTCTTTCAAGGCTTTTAGGACGTTTACAAGCTGTGCTGTATCTTCTGTCTCGGATCTTCTTATCTTTTCCATAGCAACGGCATTGTCGGTCTTAATCTTTGCCACACGTTCCATTGCCAAACCTTCCTGAGACTTCGCATAACTGATCTTGGTAGCGTTATCCACCTGCATTTGCTGCATCTGCAATTGCTGCATCTGTTGCTGCTGTTGATTCTGTGCCTCAGTGAATTTTGCCATGGCTTCTTTAAGTTCATCTTTATTCTGGATGTACATTGTGTCGATGATTTTCTCCATGATCGGAGGTGCAAGATTTTGTGCTTGTATTTCCGCAAGATTAAGAAGCTGGCCGAGTTCGAGCTGCTGTTGAGTCTCTGTAAGAACTCCTTGGATGACCTTACAACCATAGTCAAAGAAGGCTTTATCATCGAATTCGTTTGTTGGTTCTTCACCAATGACATCTTTGACCTTATTGTATGACCAGTTTTTCTGAATCATCTCTACAATAAGATTTCCGCATAGCCTTTGGGTCTCATCGCATTGATCAAATAAACGTTGTAAGGATGTTAAACCAGCTCCCTGACGTAGCATAGATAAGATTCCAGCCTTTTCGTCCGTGGCTGATCCTAAAAGTTCCTCGTTTACACCTGAAATCTCTCTCATGATGCCTTTCAGCATCTCTTCCATCTGTAGCATGCCTGGTGCAGGGGGCACAATCTGCATCTGCTCTACGTCTGACATCTGGAATTTAGGGTCTATAACAAGTACACGCCCGTTTCCTGTATTGAGGCTGTCATCGGGGGTGACAAGTGATCCCTTTTTGATCTTAAGTCCTTGTTGCTGACTCTCAAGAATATCAAGATCAGTGACCTTACGACGATTAAAAAGATATTGAGGATCGCGTAAGTCACGAACAAGACCACGAAATTTATAAGCATAATAGGGAGTATCAGGAGTGAAATAACCCAGCGAAAGAACATAAGGATATTTGTCCAGTCCGTAGGGGTTTGGTTCATCTACTAATACCTTGTCATTGATAAGAATTGTTCTTCTTACAGTCTGCTTTGGAGCTTTTGTTATCTTAAGTCTATCACGGAAGCGGGATTTTATGACTCTTAAATCTTCTTCGTCCCCTGTGAATTCCTGGGTTTCATTTGTCTCCTTATCAATTAGGAAAGTGGCCTCACGTGTAGATTGATACCAGTATTCATCGAAAGCTATTAGCTGAGGGAATTGGATTTGGTAGACTTCTGGCATATAATAGAATTTATCATCACGGTAAGAACCTCCTGGAAGGTTCATAAGCTCATTCGTAAATTGAGGGTATAGCATTATGGCCTCTTTACGATCGAAAAACTGCCTTGTCCAAATGAATCTGCAATCTGAAAGGTCATGACGACGGATGAATGGGTCTATGATTACAGACTTAAAGTCTACATAACGCAAGTTTATGTCATCTGTGACATTATCCTTGTAGATATTGATTAACCCTATTCCTTGCGTCAATGCACCCTGCTCAAAGGCATCTGAATAGACTTGATACGCTCCGCATTTGTTGTGCACATAATATAGGCATTTCGTGATTTGGTCGGCTGTCTTCTGAGATTCTTTCTTAACAGGAACACATATCGTAGACTTTCTATTCCGCCTCTGGAAGCCTGTTACAACCTGAATTGTGGGATTAATCAGGTTGAAGTTAAACATCTTCCTACGATACGTAGAAACCCCAGGAAATAGCTGTCCCCAGATATCTTGGTCACCCATGCAGAAACGCTGGTCTAGATCTGCCTGCGCCCACTGCGTTTGGAGTATATTGATTGAATCTGAATAATTACGATTCATCTGCTGCCGCAAAGACAAATCAAGTTCGCTCGATGGAAAGAAAATCGGATCCGATGATTTAGGCATTCAATTAAGCACCTTTAGAATTTATCCTTAGGTTGCTGGAAACTTAATTTTATATCAATATTTTAATCCACATCCCATTGCTTGGTAAATAAGGACAAATTCATCGATGCAAGGATTGCATACCATATCGCATATTCTATTTCCTCAAAGAATGCATTGTAAAACGACAATACGTAAAAAGCTGTGAAACCTAATAAATTCAAATAAATCATTTCTTCTTAACTACCTTTTTCGGTTTCTCCGACATCATTTCCTCTTTGTACTCATGCAAAGCTTGTTTCAGGATATTTTTAATCGTAACATCATCATAGTTGCGGCTATCGATGAAGTCTTTAAGTTCTTTGAATCCTTTCTCTACTGATTCCATCCTCTCGTCTGTAACATCAAGCTTGCTAATAATATCATGCTTTGCAACATTATCGATATCCATCATCTCATTGATGAGAGCTATTTTCTTGTTTAATGCATGCATTTCTATTTGCATGTTTCTTAATGATTCTAATATTTCTTTTTTTCCGAACATTTTGCGTTCCTTTGATTTTCTGGTGTTATGATATCCGTCCAGATTTTATCCATATGATTTTGGATATATCTATTAGTGTCTCCCCAAGGATGACCTTTGTGCTTATATTTTTGCGGGACTGTGTTAAGCTTTCGATGCTCCCATTTTTCATTCTGATCTTTAATATATTTATCTCTTCCCATAATTAAAAAATACTTTAATTATGCTAATTTAGCAATCTATTTCATAACTTTACCGATCCAGTATCCAAAGATGAAGAATATGACGAGTGAAGTTAGTAATTCTGTTGTTTCTCTCATTTATTGTACCTACGAAATGTCATCGTTTTACCTGTCAAGGCAAATACTTCATCTTTTAAATCTAAGTCTGTCAAATAATTTTTGCTTGCCTCTATTAGTAAATTCAATACTGTAAAAGGGTCTTTCTGTTTTGTTTCTTGTCTTGCTTTCAGGGTTTTCTTTCTTCTTCTTAATCCGCTCATATAATTCTATGAATTCCTTTTCTTTACTTTCAAACTTCTGAATATTTCCTTGGTGTTTTATCTTTCTTTTGTACTTTTTGATGATACAATTGAATATTTCAATCAATTTTTCTGGGGTCATTCCTAATGATGGATATGATAGTAAATCTCTATTGAAACTTTGTTTAATGTTTGGAGGTAATATAGCTATATTTTCACTCATTATACCAGATCCATTTAATTTCTTTTGGATTCGAACAATAATCCGATTCACTTGTATTACCTTTCAAAACAATCTTATCTACAGCAATTATCTCAGCCCATCTAAAATTATCTTCGTTTTCATTGGCCTCTACCCATTTTTTTGCTTCTTCTATAGAATCAAAATATCCTTTGAAATCATCCCATCCGCAAGGATAAAAAACGTTTCCGACTAATAATATAAACTTTTTCATTTTTTACTCTCCTTCGCGAATACCGCCCATTTAATCTTATTGTCTGTTTCTGTCTTAACGATCATATAGCCACCGTCTTTTGCTGTCTCCATGTGTTTTTCTGCAAGGTAATAGGCATATTCTTTCGTGTATGCGTTTCCAAGATGCCAGTAGCCTGGAGGGATATTATTCATTATATATTTTCATAAAATGCTTTAGTTTGGTATTCCTTATATTTTCCGCAGTGTTCACAACGTGATAGAATATAATTTACCGTTATTACATGTCTTCCGTTTACGTGCAGATATTGTGTAGTTTTTCCTTTTTCAATCCACGTGTGACCTAAAAAGAAACATTTTATCCATTTAATCATTATATATTACTTCCCGGCAATTGCATCATTTAACTTCTGAATTGCTGATCTTGCTGGATCTTCTTTTTTGATATATCCTTCTTCTAAACAAGGTTCTATATGGTATAATATATCGTTTATTTCTTCTATCGTAAGCTTAATAGTTATTTCATTCATTTTATCTGATCCCCATCAATTCTTTAAATGCTTCTCGTGTTTGAATCACGCAAACACTATTTCCTAATGCTTTAGTTCTGTCCAACCTAAAGGGTAATTTTGCATCCACTCCAAGAAGCGAGGATTCGTTCTCAGGCCATGCGTCCCATTTTTTTGGTTGAGTACACATTCTAAGCTTGGACTGTCTCTTCTCCTTTCCGCTGGACAATCTGGAGCTGCTCTCGATGTTGGAGTGGGCAAGACAAAACCATCTCTCACGTCTGTGCAAGGCTCCAACGGATGCAGCGGATATAACACACCATCTACAATCATAC